GATGCATGAGCCACAACGGCGACCGATTCCGGGCGGCAATCATCGCCGGGTGCGTCGTGGTGCTGGTCGCCCGAAAGCCGAGCGCCTTCCACATCGACGCGATGGTCGCACTGACCGCATTGCCCACCCCAACACCCTGATAATCCGGCAGGGTAACGGTGCGATGCTCCCGCTTGCCCGGCCGGCCGACACCGACGAACGGCAGCCAGGCGCTGAACGCGACTGGCCGCCCCTGCCACGTCGCCAGGAAGCAGACGGCGGCGGTGGAAATGCGATGACTCAGATAGTGATGGTGCGCGAATGCCGGCCAAGCCTGACGGCGGCAACGAACGATTGACAGCTCGATCGGCGGGCGGCGCTGAAGCGACCTCCAGGTGAAGCGCTGCTCCGCGGGGCGATAAACCCAATCGGGCTGTAGCCACTCCTCGACGTCTTCGTGACAGGTGATCGCGACGAAACGCTGGCCGCGCCGTCGTACCGTCTTCGCGACGGCCGCGCTGCCAATCTGGGCGACGGTGCGATCTACTACGGAGGTGTATTCGTCGCAGACGACCAGGCGTTCCGGCGTCGCGGCCAGCAGCCAGGCGAGCGTGACGCGAAACTGCTGCCCGGTGCTGAGGACATGGAACGGCCGCAGCCACGCCGGCGGGCTGCTGAAGCCGACGCTGGAGAGCAGTTCAATCAACTCCTTGATGGGCAGGTCGGCGGGAAAGCCATCGAGAACCGACCTGGTTGCGGGCCATGTCGGCTGGAGCGCCAGGGCGTCCGGCCAGAGGCGGCGGGCGATGGTGCTCTTGCCGCAGCCGCTCGGCCCAACCAACAGGCCGATGTTCCAGGGCCGTTCGGTCAACGGCAGTTCCACCTCCCAGGACATCGAGGAGGTAGCGGAGGGCGTAAGGTCGAAAATGCCGCGCACTTGCAGGACGCGCGGCGTCTCCTCAATGGGTGATTCGACGGCGATGTGCATGGGAAGCCTCTTTCGGTTCGCAATCGCTTTGCGGTTGCATTTCTGGACACAGCGGCTATACCTCCGGCCGTGTCATGGTTGCCTTTCAGCGGGGAGAACCGATGCGAAAACCCGCTCTCGTCCTCGCCGCTTTATTCCTGAGTGGGCTCGGTGGCTGCGGAACGATTGCCAACATGCGTGGGGAGACCGCCGTCCACTTCGGCGGACCGTTCCCCTGCCCGACCAGGCCGTTCGGGGGGCCTGATTCAAGACGCAAGAGCCGTGAGTGAACTACCTTGTGGGTTCTTGCTACTGGCCGACCTGCCATTCTCGCTTGTTGGCGACATCGTAACCTTGCCGTGGGCGGCCGTTGTGTCCGCGCGTGAACGGGGGAACCCAACGGACAGGGACAACTCGAACGCAACTATCTCCCCTTCCCGCCCCGGAGCGATTCCTGACGCCTCCAGGTCAGCAACCGCTGCCTTCCCAGTATCCTCAACCCAGCAGGGGCCGTTGAACGCCAGCCCTCGTCCTGGTCAGGATTGAAGATGGAGGACATGGCGGAGTACCAAGTGCCCAGTACGGGGTCGGACCGCGCTTGCCTCTCGGTACTCCGTACTCGGTACTCCGTACTTCTTCACGACACCAGCGCCTTGCAGCGCAGCCCTTCCTCGTGGAAGCGTTCCAGCAGGTCCGTCTGCTCGGCCTCGTCGCGGCATTCGATCAGGATCATGAATTGCGGCGCCGGCGGTGGCTCACTCGCCAACCCCTTCTCGGCTTCACGGGTCGCTTCTTGCAGTGATTGCCACAACTCGCTCAGCGCGGTCTGATCGGTTTCGGTTACCTTCGTCAGCGCAGCGAGGGCTTCCTGGTCGGCCTCGGCCAGCGCTGCCAACGGGTCGATGGTCAGCAGCAGCTTGCGTGCCTCTTCGTCGCCAACGTCCAGCACCTCGACGGTGACCAGGGCATCGGGGTCGAGATCGGCGCGCAGGTGGCCGTCGATCAACTTGAGCCGGCCGTCCGGCAACTCGTAGGTCAGCAAACTGCGGGCGAAGCCGACCTCTTCGAGGATGGCCGCCAGGGCGGCGCGCTGCTCGGCGGGATGGCGGCGCCAGTTGTGCTCGTGCGGCAGCAAATCGCCGGCGCGCACCTGGCGATGCTCCTTGATGCGGTTGCGTTTGATCTTCATGGTGCGATCCTCTCGTACTGCCGCAGGCGAAACAGTTCATCGGGCGCCTCGAAAAAGCCGAGGCGGCCGCGGAAGGCCACCGCCACCGGCAGCGGCTGCGGGTGGCGCAACTCCCACGCCCAGCGCCCCGGGCGGAAGTCTCCGAAGGCCAACTCCGCGGCGCCGAGTGCGTCGAGATCCAGATCGTCGGCAGACGTGCAGTCGATCAGTTCCGCCGTGCCGAGCAGGGCGCCCAGCGGCAGGTCGTCGGGGTCGGCCAGGCCAGCCGCTTCCAGGGTCGAGCGAAACGGCTCCTCGTCGCAGAGGCGGCGTGCCTCGCGGGAAAACGCGCGCGAGGCGTGGATGCCGATGCGGCCGCGGCGACTCGTCCGCCACGAGCGCGTTTCGAGACGCTTGCCTCCGATGATAATAAGGGTCGCATAAGGCTGCAAAATGGACAGAGTCAACATGGGTTCTCCGAAAACGGGCGGCTGGGGTCACTGGTTGCGCATGACGGCGGCGAGCATGCCAGTCAAGGCGCCGAGGGCGGTGTCGCCGAGAGCGGGTAGGGCGGGCGGAATCTCGTGGCCGACTGCCGCCAGGCCAGTGATTGCCCCGCCAGTCAGCAGGACACACAGACCCAGGCAGATGACCACGATGCGATGCGTCCAGACGTCATGCTTGCCGTTGCTCGGCGGCGCGGCGGTGCTCATGGGGCCTCCTCGCGGGCGATCACAGGTTGTTCGTCGGCCAGGTCGGGGCGTAGCGGTCGAGGTAGACCTTGCGAACGGCGCCAGGCTGGCCGCGGCCGTGAATCTCGACCGCGACGACACGGAAGCGCGTGCCGTTCTGGTCGGGGATGTAGACGTCGTCGTTCTGGGCGGCGTTGAAGCTGAAGGTGATCATGCCGTCGCGGATGTCGGTGTCGGCAGCGACGAGCAGAATATGGGTGAACTGGTAACTGCTGCCGTCGCCGGCGCCGTCCTGCAGACGGAGCCAGTAGTCGGCATGGAGGTGGCCGCGCACTCCGGCGACGGCGGGCGCCGACGGCGGCGCGGTGCCGTTGCGGTAGACGTCGCAGGTGGTATTGGGTGTCATGGTGTTACTCCGGATTTCCAAGCCAACCCCTCCCCCCAACCCCCTCCCCGCAACGGAGAGGGGGAGCAGGACAGGCGACGTTTCTTCCTCCCCCTCTCCGTTGCGGGGAGGGGGTTGGGGGGAGGGGTTCACGCCGCGGGCTACACGCTGTTCGTCGGCCACGGGGTCGCATCGCGCGCGAGGTAGACGCGCTTGTGGTCGAACGCCGTCCCCCAGCCGACCCGCTCCACGAAACGTACGCGATACATCACGCCGTTCTTGTCGGGCACATAGACGTTGTCGGCGTCATTCGTGCTGCCGTTGCTGTAACCGTCGCGAATGTCGGTCTGGAGATCGACAAGCAGAATGTAATGGAAGCGGTAACTCGAACTCATCGTCTTGCCCGCTTCGAGGCCCCTGCCGTAGTCGCCCTGTAGATGGCAGGGGACGGCGGCGACATCGGGGGCGGCAGGCGGGGCATTGCCCTGGCGGTAGATATCGCAGGTCGTTTCCGCAGTAACTGGGAGCGCCATTGTCAGCCTCCGGTGATGCGCATCTTGTGGTCGCGGTATGGTGCCAGCAGCGCCTGCAGGTGTTCGGGGATGCCCTGCGCGAGAACATGCGAGACGGCGCCGGGAATCGACTCGCTGGTAACGCCCGGGTCGCGCTTCGTTTGCCAGAACAACATCGCCACCCACTCGGCGCACGCCTCCTGCACGTCCTCGGGGACGGTCGCGAAGCCGGCGGTGTAGATGACACGCCAGAAGTCGATGCCGCCGAACCACGTCGGCAATAGTGGATCGTTAAAGGCGTCTTGCACCTCCAACGACGCGACGCCGCGGACCAGCCAGCCGTGGTTGGCGTCCACCTCGTAGTCGGACAACTCCATGACGTGCATGCGGAGGTAAGCCTGGACATTCAGTGCGTTGAGCGCTCCTTGCACAGCGCGCAGGTCAGCGGAGGCGCGATTGGTGTAAGCGCCGTCGGCGACCGTCGCGGACCAGCCGTTGCCGAGCGCGCTGACTGCCGTGGCGACCTGGCCGAGCGTTGCATACGTTCCCCAGGTGACGCTCGTGTCTGTTGATGAAGTGCCGGAGGCCACACGGGTCAGCGACAGCCCGGTGCTGGTCACGGCGACCGTCGCCCGCTGATTGCTCGCGGAGGTGTTTATGATTCGCAAGACCGTGGTCGGGCTGTACGCCACGCGCGCGACGGAGATGATCGGAAACCGATTCAGCGTCAGGCGGCGGTCGTTGACGCCGTTGTACAGTTCGTCGTATTGCTGGCTAACAAACTCGCGCTTGCAGTGGCGGACGATCGCCTGCGAGCAAGCGGTGATGAGCGCGGCGATCGTGCTGTTCTCGTCCGTGGTGAACGAGGCTTGATTGATGTTGTACTTCGCCCGTGCCGAGGTAATGAGGTCTGCCATCGCAATACTCCATAAAGCCCACGGGCTCGTGGCCCGTGGGCTTGCAGGTGCTAACCGGTCAACTGACGACTTTGCGCTCGGTGACGTGGGCGGCGTCGTTAGCGCTGGCGGGCTTCTGGTGGGCCTCGCCGCCGAGCAGGATGACCGCGACGACCAGGTTGGGCGACGAACCGAGCGTCACCGCGACGCGGACGTAGCGTTTGCCGCTCGACAGTTGGCTGGCGCGAATCTCCATCGTCACGGTCTTGTTGGACGCCGTGATCTGCGTGATAGCGAGGTTCGAGAAGCCGGCAACGTCGGAGAAGGAGGAGTTGTCCGCCGACTCCTGCCACTTGGCGTCGAGGGTGCCGGCGGTCACGGTGCCCACGTCGATGATGGCCATGCAGCGCTCGAACTTCTGCAGGTCAACGCCGCCGGTGTTGAACGACGCCGTTTGCGCCGCCGCGTGGGTCGGGTTCGTCGGAATGGACAGGGCTTGCGAGAGTTGTTCTTGAAACATGACTGGAGATCCTTTTCGGTGTTTGTCGGCGAGCGGGGGGCGTAAGCCCCCTGATCTGTCCGAAGCATCAGGGGGCTTACGCCCCCCGCTCGCCAAAAAGTTGGAGCTAATTCAGATACACATACGGGCTGACAGTGCTTGTCGCGTCGCTGAGCGTGACAGCGCTGCGAACCCAGGGCTGGCCGTCCACCCGGCAGACGAAGCGCCACGTCCCCTGATTGTTGGTGAACTTGAAATGCTCGCTGTAGGCGATCTCGACCTGCTGCCGATCGCCGATGACGTAGTGACGGAAGTCGCACAGCAGCACGTCGCGGGCGGTGCCGAGGGCCGCCAGCTTCTCGCTGATCGCCACCGGCAGGCCGAGCAGCTGCATCGGCAGCTTGTCGCGGAGGTTGTCGAGCCAGCCGACGCCCGCCGCGGCGCTGACCAGCTGCACCATCTGCGGGATGACCGTTGGGTGGATCACCCAGCACGTCGTCTGCGGCGACCAACCCGGCAGCAGTTTGCCGAGCATCGTGCCGGCATCGACCAGTTTGAAACTGCTGCTCGTGTTGCGGTTGACCGCGAGGGCGGCCGGGGCCACCGCGACGCCCAGCGGCTTGCCGACGCCGTCGCCGCGCAGGAAGGCGTAGTCCTCGAACCAGGCGATGGCGCCGCCGAACAGCCGCGTCAGCAGCGCCTCCAGGCCGACCGCGTTGTCGGCGAGCAGGGCGTTGGACATCAGCGAATAGCCGGTCAACTCGTGGGCGACCAGTTCCAGCTGGCGGAAGGTCGGCTCGGTCTCGTTGAGGGCTGCGGCCTCCTCCGTCCAGCGCCCGACCAGGCTGCCGAAAAAGGCAGTGTCGCCAGCGCTGGGCGCATTCGTGATATCGAGGTAAGGGATCTGCAAACTCCGCGAGGTCATCGGCACGACCGTGGCACGCGGGCGAACGACGGCCTGCTCGGCGGCGGCAGCGAGCAGATTGGGCAGGAATTGCGGCGGCACCGTGTAGCCGCCGACGGTGCCGCCGGTGGTCGCCAGCGCCGTTTTGCGCTCGGCGCTGTCCCAGTCGGCGAAGCGGCTGCCCAGTTCATCAAGGGTCTTCGTATCGTGGTGGCAGACGGCGAGCAGAAAGCCGCCAAAGGTGCGCCGCGGGTCGCCGCTGTGGCCCTCGCCGAAGATCGCCGGGATGGCGTTCTTGCGGCTTTTCGTCTGGGCGACGGCGAACCCGCGCAGGGTCGAGTCGATGGTGTCGCTCAGGCTATTGGTGAGCTGCCCGAGCATGGTTTCCAGGGAGCGGGCGACGATGGGGCCGAGCGGATCGCCCTGTACGGCCTCGGCGACGCCCTGTTCGAGAAGCGTTTTCGCGACGGCCTCATCGACGTCGATGCGCGCCCCCGCTTTCTGGCCGAAGTAGTCTTTCGTGAGTTGCACAAACATGGGTTTCTCGTTTTGGTTGGAGGAAAGGTCGCCTTGAAAAGCCCCGGCCGTCTCCAGGCGTGAGCGGGTGGCGGCTCGCGTTCCGCCTGCGTCGCCGTTGCCCTGACGGCTCGGAGGCTGTTTGCTCTTTTCGAGTCTGAGCGGAAACCCCTCCCCCCAACCCCCTCCCCGCAACGGAGAGGGGGAGAAGAGAAGCGCCCTCTGGCTTGCTCCCCCTCTCCTTGTAGGGGAGGGGGTTGGGGGGAGGGGTGCTTTCTCACACAC